CAACTATCGATTCTTGGGGCACTAGGCTTGTCTCGAGTACGATAGACATTAGACCCGCACACAGGTTATGTGTGCTTGTAATGCGTAAAGTAAGGAGCTTCTAGTGCTTGCAGATCCACAGTCAGTTACTATCAACGGTGTAGCTACGTCTTTGCCGAAGACCTCTAATGGTCCGACGCAAAACGTGTATACGTCTGCTGATGGTATCTCCTCGATGACGACGAAGCAGAATACTACTGCTGCTCGTTTTCGTCGGGAAGTCCGTTTGTCTCAGCACAAGGTAGTTGCCGATCCTATCACTGGATTGAACAAAGACCTTGGCCTGAGCGTCTATCTCGTCGTTGACGAGCCACGCTCTGGATTCACGGATGCTGAGATCGGTTATCTCATCGATGCCTTGAAGACTTGGCTTTCTTCGGCCAATTACAACAAGGTTCTCGGCGGCGAATTCTAAATGCTTAACAGGGATGTCCTTTTTATTGGACTTTTCTGTATGTCATTTATCGCCTTATGGGCCATAATCATTATGATTTTGGTTCATATGAGATAATTTCCAGCGTTAGTTGGAGTAAAGCCTAGACGGTCTTACTTCCACCGTAGAAACGGAGGTTGTAATGAAAAGACCGACCATGCTCGTCAAGGCGATGCTGGCTGATGCCAGTCTCGACCTAGACTTGTCCGTAGAACGCGACATGCTAACAATAGCACGTCGTTGTAAACACGAGGGAATGTCATTTCTTACTTTGACAATCCCGACACTTTCTGATGCTCTCGAAAGAGGTATCGAAAGTGGTACGTTCACATGCCCAACTTCTTTTAGTAGGCATGGAAGTCTCCCGAGATTTCTCTCAGGTTTCTTCAAACGTGTGTTTACTATAGATGGTAGGCTATTGCCTGACTCTTGTCCTCGATCCGTGTTTTGGATCCGGCAAATCTGTAGGTTCTTTAAGAAACCTAAGATGAGCTGCAGTGACTCGCGTAATAGAGCCGCTGAAGAACAGTTTTTAGCAATAGAAGGCGAACTCCGCCGTATGACACCTCAAATTGAGAGGAAGGATGAACTCCTTGACAAGATTGCAGGAATCTTATGGTCTCAGGTATTTCCTGAGCCTGATTACCTTGATCTTGTTTGCCATCACGGTCCTGGGGTCACTGCTGATCGTTGTCTCCCTAATGAGAGGCATCGCATCAGTAAGTGGAACCATAGATCGGAATTTACCTACCCCTCCGACCTACACTGTTTCCCCAATTATGGGGTCGCAGCAAGGTACGGAAGTACCGGGGCAGGTACCATCGAGGCCGGGGGAATTGAATACCTCCCACTCAGAGAAGAACTCTCTGTAAGGGTTGTATTCGTTCCTAAGACCTTGACGGCGCCACGAGTCATTGCTATTGAACCTTCACATATGCAATTTATGCAGCAGTCCCTAAAGGACTATGTATATCGCATATTAGAGGAACATAGCCTGACGAAACACTCAATCCGTTTTAAGGACCAGAGTGTGAATCAGCGACTCGCTTACAGTAGCAGTATCGATAGACGAC